GCAGTAATTGATTCGAATACATCGTTTATGTCACTTACTGTCTGCATTGATTTTAATTTTATTGGCCATGTTTTGATCTTTCTCGTAGGCTAAAAAGGTGAATGCCTCTTCTATTAATATACGCGAAACGCTTTCCATTCTCAATATATCTCCATCAGCTAGTTGATACATAATGGCATACCACCCCCACTTCTGTGCTACTTTGTCGGTGCTGCCACTACTGGTGAATAGTGCTGCAAACTTTGTGCTAATTGACTGGCGATACGATAAAAAAAAACCACCGCACCAATTGCTACATCCATCTTGCACTCACCCATCATATCTACTTTAATTTGACTAGGGCTGTACGTTTCAATCTCGTACAGTTTAGCTTTCTTTCTTACAATGGGCCTGTAGAGCAATGCCAGCATCTCCTGCATGTTCTCATACATACCAGCCTCCATGAATGTTTCCATGTCCGCAAACTCACCAACAGTTACTTCTTGCATGTTTGGAATAAATCCATATTCTACACCATCCATTAGAAATGATTGGTGCAAACTGAAGTCTGTAAGTTGAGGTTCTCTAAAAAGCCATGTAAGCTCGCGTGTTATCTTATTTAACTCCTCGACATGTATTCGGTTAACCAATCCCTTTTCAGCACCGCAGAACACCTCTAGGACCTTCTGCACAGCCTCTGCACCTTTGTTGTTCTCCCATTTGTCCAGCATCTTCTTGTACTGAGCCACTGAAATATCAGCATAGCTTTCTGGAATTATAAGTTTAATCTTCATTGTACAAAGTATTTACCCGTTCGTCTTAGCAGCTTGTTTAAACATACATACCTGACAGCATCGACGCAGTGATTCCAATCATCACGAGGTGTGTTTAGCACCTTGCCATTTTTGTCTGTCATCCATTTGTAGTTGCGAAATTCCTTTTGTGCGTCAAGGCTTGTTTCCTTAACATATATCTTTTTACGTCGCATCAAATCTATACCAATGCGTACAGAGTCTGGCCCTTTCTTCGCTGGCTTGATGTTAAAATTCATCCTGTGTATTTCTTCAATACTCTTAGGTTCGCTGCTGTCGGCTATCACCTCTTCGTGACGTGTAATGCCTAACTCGGTCATCTTATCTGCTATGTCACTATTAGTCAAACCACCGCTATACAAGAATTGCTCAATGTAAATAGCGTTGTCGTATTCGTACACCTTAACCAAAGCTGTCGGATCGTTGGCAAAGCCCCAGTCTAAACCCCAAGCTAAGAACTTAGCATGTTCTGGAAGCTCAGTATATATGTCACTACGAAAGATTGTCTCACGACTAACTCCTCGTTCTCCTAGACCATAAACAGTCCAGTAATATTCGTCCGTGTCTTTGAGCCTCTCAATTTCGTCAATCGTCTCCTTGTTTAGAAATGGATTGTCTAAGTATGTAGACTTGTAGAAACTAGCATCTTCTCTAGGTATGATTGAGTCGTAGATGTAAGAGTATTCATCACTAGGGTTGTAGTCCAATATGATACTTGGGCCTTCTAACTCGTTTGACGTTCGTAGGGCTAGTTGCCTATAGCTTTCCAAATCCAGTTCATTGGCCTCGTTGGCGAAGAAAAATTGTCGTTTCGCGCCACGAATTTTCTGTGGCTGATCAATCGAAATAAACTCAATAGTGTTTCCAAATAGAGAGTACGTGTTTTCTGTCTTGTTGTGATTGCGTTCGTCGTACCACCCTTCCCTGTCAAGTATAAACAAGAAGTCACGCATGACTGAAGCCCGCAACGACGGAAAACTCTTACGTACTACAGTGATGAGGTAACCAGCGTTTTGGTTCTCATAGCACCACTGACATAGCACGGTCATTATCGAAAACGTCTTGCCACTACGTGTGCCGCCTTGAAAAACTGCTATCCTCGTTTTGCAGTTAATCAGGTCGTAATACGTCTTGGGTTGTTTTTTTCTCATTTGGAAAAGTCACAATTATTTCGTATATTAAGATAAGTTCTTTGACGTACAGGGCAATGTAGCCCGAATTATCTAACCAGTAAACCATGAATCAAGATTCAATTATAACTTGGAGATGTCATAAAGATGGATTTCACAGGACTAACCACCGTGGACTTACATATGACATTCTTGTATATAGCACAGAAGCATGGCTGACAATATCATGTGAACGACATACGTTTCAGCCAATATCACAAAGGATTCATTCTGAAAACGGACAAACATTTCTTGAAGCTGCAAAGCAAAAAGTAGATCGTCTAGTAATGGAAATGGAATCTAACATTAAACTTGCTCGTGCAGTTAAGCCGAACAAATAAGCCCTACGGGGCTTTTTTTTTAGCCTCATTTTCATTGTCAGGTAGTCAGGTTCTCGTCTTCTTGATCTGTCTTATCCAGTACTTCTTGAAACCAGCTCGGTTCGCTCATTGTCTCGTTCACTGTAACCTCTGTCTCTGATTGCTTAGGCATAAAGTAAGGCATCAAACTGCTTAGAGCTTTCAAGTATTTCTCATCGCTGTTTTCGCGTAACACCGCTAATGAATCTTTTATGTTATCCATCTCACCCTCCATGACATCCATGAAGATACTTCGGGACTGCTCGGTAACCTTGTTGCTTGCGCCTTTGGGTCTACCCTTACTCTGTGTGTTTCCTTTTTTGAATGGCATTAGTATCTAGAACGTTCGTAATTGTCAATAGCCTCATTAATAGCGCGTTCAAATTGCTCCGTTGCTTTCAAAATATCCTCCAAAGCAATTGTTGCGTTTATACGCTTTGCATACAATTCATCATACGTCATCCCATCCTCGATGTAATCCTCATCATCTTTTCTATCGTGTGCAACTAGTTCATCGTACATAGGCAATGAATCTATAACAAATTGCAATATGTCTTTTTCTTTCATTGTATTGTATGTTATTCTATGTTATTTTAACATGGCAAAGTAACATATATCGGTGTTTTGTCACCGACGTATGAGCCTTGTATGTTAAACTCAAAATGTTCTCGTGCGTCCTGATAGTTCATTTCGTCCTGTCTCATAAGAACATGAATAATTGATTCTGCATTGTACACAGCTTTGGGTTGAGTACACATTGAAATGCCGATCAACGCTTCTTCATATTCTGGCATAACTAAACACTCCCATTCTTCTAGTTGCCTTAGCAGTTCTTTCCTTGAAAATTCAATCATCGATCTGTTGTTTAAAGTGTTCAATGACTGATTCAGTCTTTTGCTTGTAGAACGTTTTAAAATCCCCTTGCTTCCCTTGCGACTCCCAAAGCTTAAACAGCACACCTCGTAATCTCTGGCTTTGTGTCTTTGGCTTATCGTACAGATCAAGTTCTATGTTGTCTAAGTCATTGACCTCATCCTTGTTCATCTCTTCAGCAGCTCGAAAGTAAAGGATTCCAAAGGTATCGACTAGTTCGTCTATGGCCATCACTTCAATGCTGCTCTTCTCTTGTGTTATAAACCTGACGCTTACCGATCGGTCTTTCCTCCTTTGGTATCCATCAAGTATTCCTTGCGTCAAGATTCGCATGCTGCGTCATATGCTTGTTCTAGCTTCTGTAGTCGTTCCTTTAAACAGCCACCGCAACGCGTAAATCTTGCTTTCAACCTGTAAATATCTCTGTATAAATCGTTAGCTGCTTTCTGTGCTTCTGCGTCAAGCACACCCTTACCCCATTGAACCTTTACCTTCTCTTCCCATACAGCTTTTTGCTCAACAGTCATGATTTTGCCATAAGGAAATAGTTTATTCCATTTGTCCTTGCGAGCTTGACAACCGCAATCGTCAGTAACTGCTTCAACGACTTTCTTGATGCCTGTTGCCTCAGTGATTTTCTCCACCGTATCCCCCAGTCCCTTGGATTTTTTCTTTGTTTTTTTGGATGTAGTCTTTGCTTTTTTTGAGACTGTCTTGGATTGTTTTTCTTCCGATTCCTGTTGCATTAGTCAATGTGTTTATGCTGTGATTATGAATATAGTAAACCCTAAATATTTCTGCTTCAAACCAGTTTAGATCTTCCAACAGTGAATCAATTACTTGCAATTGTTCCTTGTGGTTTAGGTCTTTGTAACTGTCAGTCATATTACCGACGGCATGCATCGGATATTCAAAGGTTACATTTTCCGTCCATTTCTTGTACTTGTAATAAAACCGTGTTGTCTTTGAAAATGAGCAAATTTTAATCCACCTTAACACGTACCATAGCAACTCACCTCTTTCACACATTTCTGTGTATTTGTCGTCATCTCTCTCTAAGATACTGACTGCCACGTCATTAACCAAATCATTGCCGTATTTTTCACCGACGCAGATGTTAGATATGTGTTTTAATTCTTCGTAGTGGTCATCAAAAAACTCCTCGATACAAGTCACAGTTCTTTAGTTAGTCGTTTAAAGTGGCTAGTCAACTCTTTTAACTCAGCCGTTGTGAACTTTATCGTACGGTTGCTTTTCTGTATCAAACGATCGCTTGTGCCTTGACCATAAACTCTGTCTAAATTCCTGCCAAACTCGTATTGCCTTCCACCATTACCCATATTGCAATGAGCGCATTGTGGCATACAATTTAAAGTTTCTTGCTTACCGTCTATTTCTTCAACATGCCAACGAGTGCTATACTTCGTTCTTGTTTGAAAATGACCAGCTTGCATGCCGTCTTTCTCCCAGAATTTCTTTTTGCCACAAGTCCAGCATGACACATAACCTTGCGTGTCTGCGTATCTTCTGCGAACGTATACTGAATACGCTGCGTCTAAGTTTGTTACTGCTCTTGTTCGTTCGCTCACACTATCTAATATAAAGAAAAGGGAGACCATCCAAGTAGCCTCCCCCTTCTAGCTATAACCAGTGAACCATTTGCAATATAGCAATTATTCTTTATCCCAACCGTTTTTCTTTGCCAGCCGTGTGCCTATACCATCTGGCTTTAAGATAACATTGGTGTCTTTAATAAACTCTTTAAGTGTCAAAGGATCAACACCCTCCATCATTCGTTGTGTTTGTTTCATGCGATCGTTGTGATACTTTTTTTCCAAAACCTCCGACCGCACTTCACCTTCGTAACGCCTTAAAAACTCTAATATTTCAGCAGACTTTAAACGCTCAAACAATTTTCCAAACTTACCCATCCGTATCATATCAAAGCAAGCCTTAAGTTCCTCAAGCTTCAACGTAGGATGTTCTTCCAGAATGGCGCGGCATGTAAATTGCAACTGCTCGTCAGTGTTCAGTGTTTTCGTCATGTCCATATCCTTACATAACTGTGCAACCTGAGAATAAATCCAACCGCGACACAAATCAGGCATGAGCTTTACAGCCGTTTGTATGTTAGTTCCTTTGTGCCATGCATCAGCCGCATTGACAAACGTTATCTCACCCTTGAGTAATGAATTCGTTTGCGGCTTCAATGCTAAAGTTGTCTCCTTTAAATCCATGATTTGATTTTTTCCATTGTTTAGTGTTGCGTAACCAATTTCGAGCCGCTGCTCTCCAATCAACAAGCGGCTTGCCCTTGCCTTGTACCCAGCCGTTAGCCGTGTAGTAATCGTAGAAACTTAAGCTCTCCTTTGCTAACTCACTGTTCAGCGTTGAAGGCATAATCTCAGCAAAATATCTTTCTACCTCTTCAAAGCTTGTAGGTTTTTTCTTACTATAAGTTGTTTTTATAGATTGTTTAGATATATTGTTATTATTATGTAGACATATTGGCGAGGCAGGGTCGCCATATTGGCGAGGCAGGCTAGACACATTGTCTATGCTGCATGGACATATAGTCCTCTTACGCCCATCAGTCTTTATAACGATCAACTTTGCTATTTGCAAGCGTTTTATACTCCTGCTGATTGTCCTTTCACTAACTCCATAGTCCGACGCAATCAACGCATTTGATTTGAAAAATGTGTTGTCTTCCCAGTTAAAAGAATCTATGTCAGCCCATAGG